GCTCATTAATACGTGTTTCCTAATTAACCACGTATATATTTATCAAGAACCGAAGCCGCCCCCATCGAACTTAACGTCAATCCTAGTAGTAGATTCACGAATTTCCGCCAGCATAGCATGTATTTCCTGAACGGTTCGACCTAATTTAGAAGTTAATACAGCTAATTCTGTAGTTAAATCGCGAGCCTCTTGTATAGACAGTCTAATATCTTTCTGTTGACTACGTTCTGCTGTTGCAACTCTAGCAAGTAGTCTTTCTACACTGGGCAGATTAGTGGGTAAATTATTTTGAGACATTCGACAACACCTGACGCATTTCGAGTTCTGTTTTAAATGGTCCTTGATATCCGTATCTTTGTAGAGTAATTAGTTTGGGACAGAATGATTTAACCCATCCTTTGTCAAACTTGATTACATAAAATCCTGCACAGTATAGACTTTTGCTATCTCCACTTTTTGTAAACAGGGGAAGTTTTCTTTTAATGTCAAACATAGCATTATGCGGAGTTGTACTGGTTGCATATCCATGAACTTCGTTAGGTTCGGCATCGTCTGCTTCTTTAAGAATTTTAGCAACAAAGAAATCTTTACCAAATTGTCGAGTTAGACTTTCTTTATTGTCGTAAATTTTAATACCTAGTTCGTTGCTGAGAACAAATCGATTGTCTTCGTTCTTTCTCAGTGTGGCAAACTTTGCGCCGTCTTTCTCAACAATCCAAAATTTGTTTTCGATAATTGGCTTAGCATGTAAATCGGTCATAGTGTGTACCTCGCATTAAGTGGCTCAGCGTAAGCCTGTGCCTGATCTGCAATCTTTTTAAGATCATACAGATTGCAAAATTTCATTAATCTAATTCCTACCTGACTGACATTTTTATTTGCCTGTGTTGCGGTAGTAATAGTTTCTGTCATAATCTGTCGAATATCATCTGGTTGAGCAGTCAGATCGATCAATTGACGATTGCGTTCGTAATCCTCTTTCACCCTATGCTCTTTACCTTCATGGTCGGTCCAACGTTGCAACATCATGTTGTTCCAATTGAACCCTTTTGTGTCTCTATCACCGTAGGCTTCACGGAGACCAATCTTATTCTTTGTGCCTTTTTCACGTACTCCCGGATATGCACTGAATACGTTGTCTGAGGTATCGCCTCGCATACACTTCTCAAAGAGTAGCCATTGCGGATCGGGCGCAACTTTTGGCTCTTGAGTTTTTTTATCAATAACGGGCAAACCCTTTTTATCAAAGTACCCTTCGTGCGTGATTGTTGTTTCTGAAACGCCATTATATTGTTTTACATTAGGTGCAATTAATTGTACAAAATCTGTGTCTGTGCTAATAATCACATGATCGTCTGCAGGATGCGTTTGAATCCAGCCTGCAATCAAGTCATCAGCTTCAAGTCTAGGATGTTGTAATACTGTACAGTTAGTCTTTTCTGCTACAAAATCTTTAAATGTGTCAAATGCTTCCCAAAACACACGTTCTTCTTCTGCTTCACGTTCTGTGTGTGCTGCTCGAGCAGCAGTACGCTGGGCCTTATAAGGCTTATAAAAATCTTTACGCCAGCTTCGACCTTCTAAGAAGAATACTACGTGAGTACCGCCAAAGTCTTGCCATGCTTTCTTAATACTGTTAAGAGTAATGTGAAAAGCCATACCTAGCTTAATGTCAGCATCACCGTTGATAACGTGCCTAGCACGGAAGAATGTATTAGCAGTATCAACTAGAATATATGTCATAGGTTATTTTTTCTAACAGAATTAATATCAATAACGCCAGTGTTAACAGCGCCTCCAAAATCTCCGTCAACTACTACATTAGCACATAATTCACGGAACCAGCGATCTACAATTTCTTCGTCTTTATCTCCGTCGAAACCGTATCCTTCTTGTTTTAATTTTAACACAAATTGGTCGTTCCAGTCAAGTTCAAAAAAACCGTTGCGTACATTATCTTTATTGATATGAGTGTTAAGAACACCCACCCACGGTTCTTTTAATTTGGTTGCACGATCCTTTGGACTCATTTTGGCAAGCTCTTCTGCTTCCTTGGCTCTCTCGGCTGCATCTACTGCTTCTTTAGCAAGTTTAGTAGATTCTTCTGCTAGTTGTACTGCTGCCGCAGTTTCTGCTTTGATTTTATCAATGCCAAATAGTTTTTCTATAAAGCGTTTCATTAGGTTCCCCACTCATTTTTAAACAACGGCACCTGCAACCTATCACTATACCGCCATCCACGTGTCATTGCAGCCAAGGCTACATTCTTTGCGTTCAGTGTATAAACACTTTCTACGCCGCCGACTGGCATTAGATAAACATGTCCTTTAAATCCTGCTTCTCTAAATTCTTTTACAGCATGTTCTGCATCAATAATATCTTCAGCAGTTGCTACTACAAATTTTAGATAGGCAGTGCCCACTTCTTCATATTCACAGACAACTTCTGGTCTAATTGCTTCAAACCAATCCTCTCCACTGGCCGGCAGTTTAGCACTCACTGAGAATGTAAGTTCCTTACCTACTTCACTGTTCCATTTAGATAGATACGCTTTAAACTCTGGAGTTAGTTTCTGAGTACCGTTTGTTTCAAAGGTAATCTCTTTCAATCTCCGCATCTTAGAATTGTTTAACAAATCTGGATATGCACGTTGCCAACCTAGCAAGGGCTCACCGCCTGTAATAACTAGATGCTCGTCTTGCCAATCGTTGTGTGGAATGATCTCCATAATGCGATCTACAATAGCTTCACTAGTGAGCATTGGGCTTAGGTCCTTAAAGCGAGGATCCCAACTTGCATAGCTATCACAGCCTGTGCTAACTAGCGGCAACTCGTTATAGTCTTTAAATTCTGTAATACGTTGTGCAATAGCTTCGACCTCTTGACTTGATTCTCCACGTGACATACCAAATCCTGCACATTTAAAGTTGCATCCAAATGTACGTAAGAAAACAGAAGGAACGCCCATATAGCGTCCTTCACCTTGTATGCTGTAAAATAGCTCTGCGATTTTAATTTTGCTCATAATATATTATACACTCTTTTCACTAGTTGTGTCAACCTTTTTCAAAAGCCAACTACCATCTTTTTGGTCAATCCAATTGATGTTATCACCTTCTTTCCATCCTGCTTGTTCTAGCAGTTCTGGAGGAAAGCATAATATGTAATCCCCAGTTTCGGGATCTTCTTCTATGTTAACAGTCCAACTTTTCAATTTCAACTCCTGATTTTTTGAGAAATTCAATCCCTGCATCATCTCTATAGTTTTCACCATAGTAAACACGACCAATGCCAGACTGATATATAAGTTTGGCGCATTCAATACAAGGGGCGTGAGTGATAAAAATATCAGCCCCATCACCACTGTCGTTAGACTTCGCCAATTTTGCAATAGCATTTGATTCAGCATGAAGTACCTCTGGTTTAGTTTTTAATCGATATCGAGCTTCAGTTTCGAAACCTTCGTCATCATTAGCAACTACTACAGTTTCTTCAAACGGCCAGCGTTCTAAAATTTCATCTGGATCTAACCATCCGCCTGCGTCCCTATCCATGTAGTCTTTATCTTCGCAGTTGTTATCCCACCCTGCCGGCATACCATTGTAGCCGATAGAAATAATTCTATCATCCTTAACAACAATAGCACCAACGTGAAGTCTACGTGCATAACTAAGCTCTGCAAATCTTGCAGCCACATCCATATAGGCTTTTTTAAATCGTGTTTTCATTCTTGTTCTTCCAGTCTAGATATCTACGCTTACGACACTCTTCTCTAACTTCGAGTGGAATATCGGGATGCCATTCTGCCATGCTACAGTCGTACACACGATACTCTGGCATGTCTACCTGCGAAAGCAAAAATATCCAAAGGATGCAGGCAACTACAAATCCTATAATATATTTCTTCATACTCGATCGCTTACCAATATTTTACACATGAAAGCATCTTGTTCGTTTTCAAAATGAAAACACATGAAGTTCTCGTTAAGCTCGGTCGTGTATTTGCCGCCCGGTAATCCAAAATGTTCTAGAATTGTAGCACAGGTTTCATTCCACCAAATGTTTGGTTGATTTTCCCACGGAACAGTAATTGTTTTTAAGTTAGACATTTTAATATCTCATTATAGACTTTTAAATTACCTTCTTTAGTATAGTGATTTATATTGCCTCTATGCTGTTCCCAACAATGACTAAAGTCCATATGATTGTTTTCTATGGCTAGTCTGTTAACAATATCAATATGAGACATGCTGATATACGGTACTGTGATCATTTCATTAATCTTTGATCTTAACAAATTATAGATATCAATTTGATATTTTTCGTCGTAGTGATTTTTAAACCACGCCTTGGCACTTTGTAATTTTGAATTAAACGGATTAAAGTGCCCAAGTAGATCTGTAATAATCAAATCACAGTCTTTATGAAATCCTTCCGTGTGCAAAGGATGAACAGGTGTGTGAATTCTGCTAGGGCTAGTATGACTAACAATAACGCAATCAAACTCTTTTATATTAACGCTACACAATTGTTTGTATATTTTATACTCACTTACTCCTGCCTGAGCAATGTTAACCACATCATACTGATTAGCAAGAAGATTCACCCAGCCATCACTGACTCCAGGCCACAATGCCGCAAAGCTATCTCCTGCTATTAGAATTTTCATAAAGTTTTTAACCAGGGGATGTATTTATTAGCAATAAGTGAATGATATTCTCGATTGTAGTGTTCGTTGTCTTCTATATAATATTTTGTATGATCGATCATTTTACTGGCAAGATATCCTTCAACTGTTTTAGGTGCTACTACTGTATTTTTTAATTTTCCATAATATTCAAACGTCTGAGGGTATTTTAATCTTTCTGTAAAGTTAAACAAATATAGTTTAGCTTCATGATCTCCACACATACGATCCCAAGCAAATACATCTAAAAGAAAATCACGTTTTTCTAAAAATGTATTCAATTCAAAAAATAACTTAACTTCCATATATGTATTTTTACGAAGATTAGGTTTTCCTAACCCTTTTTGCATATCGATATCTACACCTGGAAACTTATTGTAGTCGTTATCCAATGCCTTGTTAAACAATTGTAGATTTTCTTCCTTAATTGTTAAATCGCAATAACGATCAATAGTACCGTTAGATGATTCCATTTTCTCGGTAAAGTGATCGATAGGAACAACATTGTCTGATAGAATTCCGTCAAATGCTAATCTAAATCTATTAAATGGCGCTAAACACAAAAACACTTCGTCTATGTCGTTATACTTTTCAAACATACAAGCAAGCCAATCTGTGTAAACACGATTGTTCACTCCAGCCATTGCATAAATTGCAACAGGCTTATTGGCTTCTTCACTGTACACTTCTGCGTAGTTATTGTCATTCCAGTAGGTATAGCTACCTGGACCTGTGTTAGTTGGATGACTCCAATAGCCACAAGTTTGACTATCTCCGATAAACAATGCTCTACTCATTTTTTATAATTACCTTTTGCTGGTATAACATGACGCACACCGCCACGAGGGTCTTCCATATCGCCTTTTCTACGGGGAATTAAATGTATATGTGGATACATTACAGTTTGACCTGCCGCCTCTCCCCAATTCAACCCAATGTTAAAACCGTCCCACTCGCCCTTTTCAACCATCTTTTTTCCAAAAGTTAATGCATCGCTGAAACAGTCAACAATTACACCGTCTGCTGAATATTGCGGAACAAATAGCAGATGACCTTCTGTTACAGGGTACTTATCTTTAAATACCTTAACATGGAAGTCTTCTCGAACTAAGTCAGTCCACGGAGCAATGCCAGCGGCTTCTGCATCTTCTAATACATATTCTTCTTTTTTCACTTTGTCCACCATTCTTCAAATGGAAATTCTATCCAAACATTGTTTTCAGCTTTGTTAATTTCTTCACCAACAAAGTCCATTTTAACTTTTGCATCACTGGCAAGGTTATCAAACACAGTGGCAAATTTTACATTTTGATTCCACGTATGATTCCAGCGTTCGTCATTGGGCAAGCACCCACTCGGCCAGTCTTGTAAAATCCAATTAATAGTAGCACCAGTATCGTTGATGTCGTCTACGATTAAAATGTTTTTAGCCACTTGTTTACCAATCTCACCATTATAGCCAAACGCATCTTCAGCCATCCATAGATTACTTTCAGTAGGATTTTCCCCACCGTGATCTCTTAGACTGACCTTAAGTGTTTCACAAGGAATATTAAAGTATTGACTGATCATGATAGCAGGCAACAGCCCGCCTCGAGTAATACCCACTACGTAATCTGGTTGCCAATTACCTATCGAAATATCTCTACAAATCTTTGCTACAAAACCTTGAAACTCTAACCAACTTACTTTACGCTTTTCCATGACGCTCCTTAAGATACTGTTCGTGTTGTATCCATTTGTTGTTGACTAAAAATCCCCAATCACGTTTATGCGGGCCTGGCATAAACAGTGTCCATGCTGTCACGTCAGGCTTAAGCTCAATACGATGATAAGAGTTAGGGCTACATATACGAAAATGGCCGGGACCTCGCCATTTACGTACTTCACACGATTTAGTACCATCTGTGTTAAATTGCGGAATCCATTCATAATAACCACCTTTTAAAATTAGTGTAGCATAAGGCCACGGATGATCGTGTACATCATCTGGATCACCCTTTAGGAACTTATGTAAAAAAATATTAAAAGGAAAGTTAGATCGATCTTTTAAAAACAGATAATATCTTTCGAGATATGGTTCGTCATTAACACGATCCATAATAATTCGTTTACGACCAATTCGTTCTAGAAAATTAAGAAATATTTTCATTCCTCGGCTCCGAACCATTGATCTACCATTGATTCTGCCTCAGCTTGTGTTAACGCCGGCACAAAGATTCTAGCAGGTTTGCCGACTGTGTGCTGAATATCAAATCGAACAACCCCTGCAGGAATATGAGTAAACTCACGTTCTACTACGAATTCTTGCATGTTCTTTACACGGGTAATTAATTCATTGGCTATTACGGCTGCGGTTAGGCTTGGATTCATCGTGGGGCAAACTCCTGTTGTAGTTTAATGTTATCAAAAAACTCTTTCTTTGTGTGAGGATCATCTTTGAACGATCCTCGAAGTACAGTAGTCTGTGTCAACGAGCTATGAGCCATAATGCCTCGATTCTCACAGCAGCCATGGGTGGCCTGTATGTAAACAGCCACATTTTCTGAATCAGTTGCTTTACTAATTTCTCTAGCAATGTCATTGCATAGTTCTTCTTGTAAGGTACCACGTCTAGCACACCACTGTGCTATTCTTGTGTACTTTGACAAGCCGATAAGTTTTTGTGCGGCGATGATACCGATATACGCGACGCCAGCCACAGGCTGGTGATGGTGACTGCACATGCTACGAAGCTCACTGCGAACAACCAACATACCCTCATATCTATCCTCACTATCGTTGGGAAAAGCAGTACAATCTGGAGCAGCTTGATATCTACCTTCCATGATTTCGTTGAAGTACATTTTAGCCAGTCGACGGGCTGTACCTTTACTGTTAGGATCGTTCTCGCGATCAATGAGCAACTTGTCTAGCACTTGTTCAAATGCGGGCGTTGCTTCGTCAATTAGTCGTTCTATATCGCCTTCATACAGATAGTCGCTGATGTTATCGCCTGCCCAAAAGCGTTTTCCTTCA